ACTATATTACCATTCAGAGAAATAAAACAAGATAAATTGATATTGTATTACACAAAGTTATTAGACAACAAAAGCAAGTATGTGGCTATGCGTGATGAAGACAAAAGTTACATATTGTTTTGGTTTGCTAGATCAGTGCATGAAATTGGCAACAGATGTCATGTTGAATCAGGCTTATTAAATTTAGTCACAAAAACAGATAACGACTTACCAAGAAGCACACATTTTGATTACAACAACACAGAAATAAAAGTCAAAAACAGTGTGTTTTCTTTTATGTGTGGCTTGTTAAGCAACATAGATCGCAATGCAACACAAGACTTTGCACACAAACAAATCAAACACATAGAGAACGTGTTTAATTCATTTGTTGTACCATTGTGGAATAACACTAAATTAAACAATGAAATAGGTTATTCACATACAACAAGAAATCTCAGAAATGAACCTCCAAAATTAATCAAAATAAAAGAGGTTTGAGATAAATATATATTGGACACATCATATCAAAATAATATTTTCATATTATTTCATACATAATGATGTTGCCATACAATATCAATCTGACGACTGGCCTCCGATGATTGAATCATTCGTGATGTGTCCGTCCTTAGTATATATAATACAACCCCTCTGATTTTCGCTCATTGGAGGGGTTTTTCTTTGCCAAAACGGTTGACAAATTATTAATAGAGTATATAATTATTATTGAAGGCTTACACAGGTGTGTAAGTCATAGATCAAAAGTAATAGATCTTTTGATTTATATATTAAAATTCGTTTATATTAAATACACTAAGCCTGGACTATGTTCAGGCTTTTTTATGAAAATTGTTTAAAAGACATAAATAAGTGTGGGGCAAGGCAACATTTAATATAAAGATAATTATATCTTGGATATTATAGTAGTATGAAAAATATGTTAAATTTACAAAACATTTGGATTAGAAGCAAATTAAAAAACAGAAGAGCCATGGCTCAAGACTTTTTCTGCCCTGAAGAAAACCCTGCTATTGTGTGTTTACACAAAGCATTTATAACAATGAGTGACAGTGACATAGCATTTGCAAGATTACAAGGCGACAAGATGTTGAGCAAAGATAACATTGCACATGCAGTAAAAGATTTAAACAAAAATATTGATTGGTTTCAAAGAAACAAATTTGATATACTAGAAAGACAAAAATTATTATCACATGAAAGTTAATTTAGAATACAGCACAGAATACAACAAATTTATTCAGCATGAAAAAGCCATACAATCATTTTTTAAACAAAATAACATCAACAAACAATATATACAATACGATAATTTTAAACAATATGCTAATGCTAAACATTTTGTTAAATGGCAACACACAACAACAAAAGACGCAAAAACATTTAACAAATTTATAAGACATTGGATTACAACAAAAGGTAATGTTAAAACATCATGGTTGACAAAAATAAACAAGATGTTAAAGTATTACACACAAAAAGAACAGAATTACAAACACAAGTTACTTAGAGTAACACTGAGACCAAACAGTATAAAACAGTGATTACGCCCTGAATAAGGCAACAAATATGTCCGGGCATGATGATGATGCTAACGACCCGGAACACTGAAGCAATGCTACTTGCAGAAGTATTGTGGATATATGTGTGAGAGCGACCAGCCTGTTATAGCCAGGTGAAGATGATAGTCAACTCCTAACTTAAATGGTTTCTGCAAGACTCAGCCCGAGGTGCACTTGATTGTGTTATACCGCTATAGGCTAACCTATTTTGTTGAAAAATACAGTTAGCACTCTTTTGATTTCATTTCATTCATCAAGCCCTTTTGAGGTGTTCGATGTTTCAATCATATATCTTGATATCTGATTAGAAATGAAATGAATCAGCAAACAAATAAAATCAATCACGAATGTAATGAGTGATTGTTTGTTTGTTTTGCTTGACTGGTTCGAAGAACTGGGCAAATAATACAACTCACATGTAGGTGAAATGTCTTAGGATATTTTGCCTTTTGTCATGGTTGACAAAAAAACAAAATCAAGTATAATATAACAATATATAACAAGGAGACAACTATGTTCATAAACAAAACACAAACAGAAACCACAATAACATTTTCATCCGATGACAACATCTCATTGAAAATAATCAATGGCATCGATTCAGATGGTGTGATTGAAAATGATGAATTACAGATAATCATAAACCAAGCACCATCATTAGAACAAGTATTGAAAGGTCTAAAAAAGCAATAATGCATAAAAAACACATCGAATACAACTACAAGAACTTTTTAGAACGCACATTGCCAAGAATGAAACATGAACATTTGGTCACAATGATAGAAAATTTTGTTTACAAATACAATTCAAACAGAGATCTAGTTCATTCAGTGTTGGGAGAAAGTTATTGTAACAGTCTCATTCAATTGCGATTACCCAAAATCATTGAACACAACTTGTGGAGAACAGAAAAATATCAATTTGACGTATGGCACACATACATAGTTGCCAATTGGCCACAAAACCGTTTGTTTGACGTAAAAGTTACATCAGCAGGTAGATTGACATGGAATGCAGAATGGGAAGACAAACATGCACGTCATTTCAATAGCCATTGTTACCTAGGAGAATACTAGCAGTCAGTTAAATAATCATGTGTTAACTGACAAACAAAAAACCCGATTACTGATACATCAGCACATACATGACAATCTGTTCATGTGGTGCTACAAAATGGCTCATCAGGCAGAACACAGCAAACAACAACTGGAAACCATAGATCGTGTGTTGGCTATGACAATGGGAGAACAAAAGCATTATCTCATCATAGACGACAAGTTGTTCAAAACAATCAGTAATCAGTACTATTTTCGCAAAAATGCCCAAGGAAAGTGGGTTTATCAAACAAAACCCAAAGGTGTTTGGCAAGAAATGGATAAATAGTTACATACGCCAACAGTAGCGAGAATACTGATTTACAGGAGAGCAATTTGACTGACGATACTCAACAAACAGAAACCAAACAAACCTATCAAGTTAAGAACATCAAATACGGCGAAAAAACAGTTCGCGGTAGAGTTGTAGGTCGTTCAAAAACAGTTATCCCAGAAGATGAGTTCTTGAAATTAGCACAATTACATTGTTCTTGGCAAGAAATATCAGATTGGTATTCTGTTCCTGTTGGCACATTGCGAGACAATTTCGCTGATCTATACAAAAAGGGCACAACACTAACGAAACAGAAGTTACGTAAAGCACAAATAGATCTAGCACTAAATAAACATGATAGAACCATGTTGATCTTCTTAGGAAAGGTCATATTAGGACAACGTGAAGACACTGTCAACAGTGAAGAATCACAAGTGTTACCATGGTTATCAGATAAAACAGATTAAAGAGTGGGCTATACTATCATTAATGTAGCCATTAATAATTCCTAAGTTCTAATTAGCCCACTCGCCCTTAAAGATATGAAGTTAACTGACATTCAAAAAACAATTCTAGAAGACAACAGTCGCTTTAAAATAGTAATAGCAGGTCGTAGAGGCGGTAAAAGTTATGCTTCAATAGCCTCATTGGCACAACATGCACGTTATCCCAACACCAAGTGTATGTATATTGCTCCAAGTTACAGAATGGCCAAACAGATAATTTATGATGACTTATTGATGTTGCTCAAAGAACGCAAATGGCTGAAAAAAGTAAATCAATCAGAATTAACCTTTACATTGGTAAACAATTCAATTATAATGTTGCGTTCTGCAGATAATCCAGATTCAATAAGGGGTGTGGGTTTAGATTATGTGGTGTTAGATGAAGCCGCTGATATACCCAAATTAGAAGACACATGGCAAGCAGTAATACGTCCAACACTTTCTGATCGAGAAGGTTCTGCTATGATTATCAGTTCACCAAAAGGCAAAGGCTATCTGTATTCATTGTATAATGATGCAAAACATCTAGATGATTGGAACAGTTGGCAATACACCACAGAACAAGGTGGACTGGTAAGTGAGGCAGAATTAGCACAAGCACGTAAAGACCTCGATGAGCGAACCTATCGTCAAGAGTATCAAGCAGAATTTGTTGACTATTCAGGTGTTATATATTATGCATTCGGTGATCATTGTATCAAAGAAATGCAATTCGGTAGACCAGATATGACACGTGTACCATTACACATAGGAATTGATTTTAACGTAGATCCGGGATGTGCTGTTATTGGATTCCAACATTCAAAAGGCTTACACATATATGATGAAATAGAAATATGGGGCACTGACACACAAGAAATAACCAGTGAGATACAACGCAGATATCCAAATAGAACAATGTTTGCATATCCGGATGCCTCCGGAGCGGCTCGCAAATCATCAGCAGGAGGAATAACAGATCACATCATATTGAAAAATGCAGGTATGCAATTACGTGTTGGTGCACAAAATCCCAGCGTAAAAGACCGTATTGCCAGTGTAAATTCAGCATGTAAAAGCGTCGATGGTGAAACAAAGTTAACAATAGACCCAAATTGCAAAAAAGTAATCAAAGGATTACGCAATCACAAATACAAAGAAGGCACACGTCAACCAGAAAAAGATGGTGCAACAGACTATTCACACTTTAATGACGCATTAGGCTATCTAGTCAATAATCTTTATCCAGTTCGTGTAGACAAGATAAATAGTTATGGAAGGCTAGTACGTAGGTTATAAAGAGTTAGAATATGAGCAACGTTCAGTATATCATAAAAGTAATAGAACCAGATAAAGAATACTTAAAAACCTTTACCAGCGATTTATTGTGTGAATCAAAACGATTAGCACAAGAATACTTGTGGAGTTGTCCAGAAGGAACCAAATACATCTATGTTGCTACAAGGTTAAAGAATGATTGATATAAGAATTGCAGAATCTACCGAGGAAAAAGATATCGCAAATAAAATTGTTGTAGATTTTCATTCTTATGTTAATACACCTAAAGTTGTAGGTAGGTGCATCAAATATATTATTGCATATAATAATAAAGATGTTGCTACCTTTTGGTTAGGAAGTGGATTTAAGCCAACACCTAAAGCAATATTAAATTATTTTAATCTTTCTCAAAAAGAATTTGACAAAATATTTAATGAAGTTGCAGATAACAAAAGGTTTTGCATAAAA